TTATATTAATGGAAAGTATTCAGAATGGAAATAAAAATTACTCATATTTCCTAATCGTATAATAACGATGCTTTACCCCATATTCTTTGCCCCTAAAATGTACAAAGGTATATGGCGGACAAGAAAGAAAATGAGTTGATTGGCGGACTTCCTACACTATTAAGAGGTATAGATGTAGAAGGGAATAGTATTACACCATCCTTACAAGAAGTTGCTGAAGTAATACCTGGAGAGCGAAGTTACGGGAATGGAATGTATTATTGGCTACCGAAACACGTTATATCACTGTCTAAACCAGATGGAGGCAGTATAACCAAAACCGTCACTTTATTTAAAATAGGTGAGAATAATAGCTGCCATTTTAATTTTTTTGAGCTATTTACGATGTCAGATCTTTCGATGAACCATAGCTTACCCGGTTGGTGCAAGATACATTATGCGTCAGGAGGTGCATTACAACATGATATAACTCATACTGAATATGGCTGTTTTTCCAATTTAAGAGGAGTCAATTATGATGGGGAAGAATATTTTGGAATAGATGTATATGTCAACCAGTACGGTGGACATAAATTGTGTTTAATTGGTTTCCATGAGGATATATCACAGATTATGGATATAACAGGAAATTTTACAGAATTTGAACTTTAATGAACGATTTACCGCCATGCTTTATTTCAGAGGGGCATGGCGATTAGGATCATTATATATACTACAAGATGGAAACAATTATAAATGAAGGGTCATTTGTCAAATTTTTGACTTTAATATTACCATATTCTTCTGTCTTATAAATACACACTTTACCAGGTATATCTTTTGTAAATACATATACATCATTATTATTTGATATTTCAGAGAAATAAACGCTATTGCTGAAAGCCAATACAACAGCTAACGAGCCAGTTAGCTGGGGCGCTTTTATGCATAATAGCGCTGATGTATTAAATCCAAGATCTATTTCTTGATTGACTTCCATATAAATTTGTTTTTCACGTATTAGGTCATTCTTCTTTATTTTTACTTGACTACCGTCAGCTGCTTCCGCATACACATACTCCATGTCCGTAGCCGGTGTAAATTGATTCATCCTCTTATCTGCCATAATCTTACTTTTTAGGGGCGTCATTTCTGTCATGAAAATCAGCCCAATTTAACAATTAATTATTATCTCGTTTTTGTAAATAAAAATCATATTTTTCCGTAATATCTGAAAAACTCAAGAGGCATCCTCACATCAAGATATCCGTCTACCTCTTCGTTGGCTTCAGCTTCCATTTCAAACGCTGAATTTCCGTAAGCCTTATCACCTACATTCACCCAGCATCGGTTACGGCATGAGTGATAAACGTATGAAATCGCATACTCCAACCCGTACTGCAGATAGAACCACAACGGGCACAATAGATACATCCACACATTGAACCCTGTAAGGAGCATAACAAGCGTCAACAGAATCGCTGAAGCAATCATGCACTCCTCCCATTGCCTCACATGGATGGCTTCATGGTTAAGAACCCGCTGCTTCATTTCCTCCTTCTTTTTCTTCGTGAAAACGAAACAACCTAAAGTGATGGTATTGTAACCCTGCCACAACAACATCTTCGCCAGTTTACTTTCATAAAAAACTTTCATATCAATAATTATTAGTTATCAAATCCTATCTATTAGGATATTCTTTTGTTACCTTACCATTCAAGGAAAACACTAATCCGTTGGGGGATAAATCAAAATAGTTCGTATTGGCTCCAAGTATTGAATAAGCACTTAACGAGGATGCCGATATATCAATTCTTCCAACCTCTTTTGCCCCCGAATACCGCTTGAGTCTTAATCGTGGATAATAATTGGTAGTTCCTGCCCATTCTTCAACGAGAAAGGAAATGTCCCCAACTTCATTATTATCCTGATTATATATCTTAATGCTGTTAGTGTTCGGATCAACTACAATACGTGTACCATCGGATGAAGTGGATACCTTACCGATAATTTCTATATTTCCATTATCAAGAATACGAAATGCACCATTAGGGGACCTGATGTTTTTGAAAACGCCACTTGTTGCATTGACTTCTCCGGTTATTTCTGCATTTTCAGCATGAACTTTCCCGTCTTCAGTAACCCGGAAAGGAGCATCATCAGGAGTAGGGCTTCCGGCCCACATCCGTATCTTCTCACCGGATTGAGTTCCGCTAAGACCTGCCGTCACCGTACCATCATCTTTCTTGATGATCAGTTGGTTTCCCTGCATAAAATCAATCTGCGCGTCCTTCGCAATGATAAGCGAGGTGAAGATAGCTGTCGTATTAAGCCCGAATTCTTCCCAGTAGGTAGAATTGCCCGGAGCATTGGCGAGCGAACTCGTATGGGTAGTCTTACACTTATACGCCTTCCATCCGGTGGCAACTTGGTCGTCTCTTATAAGGGCTACATCCAAGTATCTTGTACCGGAAGTGAGTGACTCATCATTGCGCCATTCTACGCCAATCTTCCATTCTCCCCTACGAATTATACAACCTTGTATGCCCGGATCACCTTTAATACTTTCACCATCCTTGCCGTCCGTACCGTCCCGGGCAACAAGTTCATATTCGGCCGTATTGAGTTCCCCGGTCAATATATAGCCGTAGGTTTTCCCACCGTCCTGTGTTTGCAATAATCGGTTACCGTCCTTATCGGTGATAGTCCACATCGGAGGATTATCAGTACCTGCAGGAACCGTACACTGCCACGTAGTATTTCCCATACGGACAATACCCAGATATGGAATATGCTTACCCGTCTGCCACTGGCCATGGTTACTGACATTATCCCCATCTTCACCATCTTTACCGTCCTCACCTTTGAATTTACTCCATGTATAATCAGTCGGATCGGTGCTTTCAACAGCTGCTTCTTTGTTCACAGCTATACCTATGTATTTCGTATTTTCGTTAGGTTGCTGATACATACCGCTACCGTCGGCATTATCAGAGTATGCAACCCAAGTGTAGTAAGTCTTTCCGTCATTACCGGGAGTACCGATACCATCTTCTCCTTTGATATCACTCCACAGATAATCCTCTGGATCATTACTTTCTACTGAGGTTTCCTTATTATGAGCCAGTCCCAGAAACTTTTTCCCGATAGGGCTGTCGCTGATTCCGTTACCTTGAGCGTCATCAGCATAACGTATCCATGTGTAGAGTACTTTACCATCCTTACCTGGTTCTCCCGGTATACCGTCTGTACCATCCTGAGCTATCATTATATACTCGGTGGAATTCTCAGTTCCAGTCAATATATAGCCATACGTTTTCCCGCCGTCCTGTGTCTGCAACAGGCGGTTACCGTCCTTATCGGTAATAGTCCACATAGGGGGATTATCAGTTCCTGCAGGAACTGTACACATCCATGTGGCCGTCCCCATCTTCACAATACCCAAATAAGGGACATGTATACCGGTCTGCCACCTTCCGAGAACGCTTACACTTTGTCCGGCCGGACCTTGAATACTTCCTTTGTCTTCAAATGTTTGTCCATTCCATACCCAAAGATGACCGACTATAAGATACCCGTCACCAATAGAATTTCCTTCTGCCGGAAGCTGCGATATATCATCCAGTTTATCCTTAATGGTAAAAGAAGTTCCATCCGCACCCTTATCCACTTGAAGCAGCCAGTCTACATTGCCTTTCGAGGGCCTCGCACTTGTTCCGTCCTCATTGATACATAACCAGATCCTACCGTCATATGACACACGATCATAGAAATCACACTTCATACCGGTAGTCCATGCTCCCCGGTCATTAACTGTAAGAACAGGCGTACCATCGGGCTTTATCTGTTTGATAACTCCGGTCAAATAGACATTATTCACATATTCCGAATAACCGGACATTTGCAGACCATGAACGGCCAGATTACTCAAGTCACCACTTTGGGAAGCTATGTTAGCAGCCGATATTTCCCAAGTATTCTGTTTCCAAAGCCTACGGGTATAAGTGCGCGTGGTGTATGTGGACGTCTGCCTATCAACATTAGTAAAGCTACCGTAGCAGACAAAGTGCATAGCCTGACATGGGTGGAAAGTCAACTTCCAGCGTTCACTGACGGGACGAAGCTGGTATCTGAATTGCTTGTTGTTACTTCCGGTTATTTCGGTGATGGTGAAATAACAAGTATAGAAACCCGCATATTGAAAGTTGCCGCAACTGTCATCACTGTCTGCAGTAGCATTATCTTCTGCCTTTTCACTGTGAAAGATGCCCATGCAAATGTCACCTACATCAATAGCACCGTATTCTCCTTCCTCAAGCTTCAGATATCCGGTTCCGGTCATCTGTAAGTTACCGTCCCCATCCATATCAGGTTCTATTTGCTCGATAATGCCTGCTCCCGGAGCATTCCATTTATCACCGAGTGTGACAGAGATCCGGTTATAGCGTAACTCTGGAACTTCAAGAAATCTACGGAGAATAAGGCTTTCCATTTCGCCGTTACCATTCTCATCTATCCTGGCACCGAAACCGGTCATACCGGATGCAAAGCCATCTTTTCCGAAAATAGCGCCTGCAAAAAGACTAAGTAAAAAATGTGTAGCATCATCTCTATCTTTATGTAGATACTTATCTTCTTTTAGTTCACCTGCAACATCTGCATAACCAGCTTTAATTTTTTGACCGTCGACTAGAAGATATCTGTCAATATATGATAAGAGTTCAAGCAGAGAAAAATTACGGTGTTTATGCCCAATACCACCACCAGCTCCATATACTTTGGAAAGGTAATCTGCCAAAAAAGTAGCTATAGCATCTGTTGTTGTAGTAGCCCATACCTCAGAATATGGATTCTGAACAGGGAATAGTACCCCCCCGGATAGTGAAAGACGAGAAAATTCAGCAAGCCGAGGGGGAATGGTAAAAGAACCAATATCGGGCACAGTAATGTTAAGTAGATCTGCAGGTACATCAGTTCTAGGTAGATTTAATAACGGTTGGGCATCCGCATATTTAAAAGTGAATGTATAGTTACTAGGTAGTTCACGATCTGTATAGTTTACATTACTTTCCGTCACAACTATTCGGCGGAGATAGTTAGCAATATATATATACTTTACCGGGGATGGGAAAAAATCAAGTAACCACTTACGTTCATCATTATTCAGGTGCCCGGTATTCTTTTCAAATTTTCGTTCTGTATCAACGTGATATTCTTGAGAAACTTCATCAACTTCAGCTATATTATGGGTGTGCTCACCATTGAATATTGTGCTACCATAGGCACGAAAAGTATCAACACCTCCCAATGAGTTCTCAAACAATATCCATTGTTCCTGCTCTGAACGCATATTCTCAGCATAATAACGTTGAATATACGTAAGACGATTTCCGGAACTGTCCTCAATCCATACATCATAGTATGCCGGCAATTTATGGTCAAGTAAACCGGCCACAACCGAATACTGTAAAGGGATAGTATACGCAATACCAGCCACAAGTTCAGAAATAGTGTAATCAAGTTGAGAAGTGACAATTCCCGACTCATCAGTAAAATAGGCCCGCATTTTTGCCGAACCATTGACAACCGCATAGTAAGTCAAAAATTCGGGAGAATAATAAGTAACAGGTTTGATTGTAGGTTGCCATGTCAGAAAATTCTGCGTGAGGAAATTCCTGGCTGAGTCAGACAATCGATCAACACCGGAACGGATAACACGAAAAGAGACTTCAGTCGTATCAATGACTGCAGTAAAATCTGCAACCAGTGATAATTGTTGATAGATACTTCCTATTTCTTTTAACTGGAACGAAAGACGCCCATGTATAATATCTCGCAGATTAATCGTAATATAACCTTGAGTAGGTGGATCATACCGTTGCGATAATATTTCAGTATCTCCTTGACGAAGCGCAAAAGAGACTTGAACATCAGACGTTATAAGGAACTCCTTCAAATTCAGGCTAAGTGAAAGAGAGTCCGGTTGTTGAATAATATTCATTGCTATTTCTTTTTGAAGCAAAAGTAACTTTGAAGTTATCCATGATAAAGGACAACTTTCAACCTATCTACCATTGAGATATTCCGAAATTCTCAACTACCATAATCAAATGGTACAGGTTTCAGAGAAACTTCAATCTTTACATATTTTTTGTTGGGACTATTTCGGATCGCATAGCACCGGAAAAAAGTACGCTTATAATAATTCTTTCCTGAATCATACATTTCTTTTGTAGGCGGATATGGATATATTGCCGGTATATCATTCGCCTTACGAGCATCAAATTCTATAAGATCATATCCGGATGCAAGATATTCTTCCTCGGTTGAATCATGGGAAACGGTTTCAATGATCCACCTATATCCTGTTTTATTACGAGGCATTCGTTCTGATTCAGATTTAGCCTTGGATACTGGTTCATAAAGAGCAGCAGTGAATAATTCTGATTCAACAGGTTCTGATTTTCCACCGATAGTATACTTCAATACATTAACCAGGCAGTCCACTCCCTGAAGAGTCACTTTACGATGAACAGGCAAGTTTTTTTTAAGAGTATTTGGAAATAGGAAGTTAGCTGAAATTTTATGCATGGAGTTTCGAAGTAGATTGTCAAAGTCACGATAAAACTTCTCGAAAATACCGGTAGGTCCATTATAAACTAAAGAATATCCCCAATTTCCATTTATATCGTGATTAGTGCCAGTGGAGAATTTACCATTATAATAGACAAATGATAATATTGGAGCCTGTGAGGGGTTATTAGCCGTAACATTATCACCCGAATTTTCAGCACCATCGGTAGTATCGGTAACCGGTAGACCATCAATCGTTGAGTTCAATGTACGTCCCTCTCCGATATATGGCGTAGTATTGAGAAGCAAACAATATTGGCAATCCGGAACTTTGACCTCGTATGCTTTTAAAGAGCCACCAGCATAATACGGTAAATTCCCATCAGACACACACTCTTGAATATAGTCTGAGGAATAGCCATTACGATAATACCCATAGGTGGTCTCATCGAACCAAGCTTCCGGATATTTTGCCTCTATATCACTAGTAGAATCGTATGAGTTTCCTTCTGTTATGACCTTCTCAGAAGAAAGGTTGAGCTGCCTATATGGTTGCTGTATGATTTCAGGATGTGAAACCAAATACGAAGTAAGATCAATGGCAGACTTTAATTTAATATTATCAGAAAAGAGTTCAATTGTAACAGTACGTTCCACTTCATTTGGAATAAACTCACAACAAAATTTTTTTCGGTAAATGTCCAAAATAGTATTACACATACAATCCGGCACTAGATGTGCAAGCATAACAGTGCCATTAACAAGAGAGTCAATAGTATTATTGATAAATACCATCGATTTGAAAGGCTCTGTCTCTGTGAAAAAGTTATCAAGCAATGTATAGCCAAAATAAGAGAAAATACGTTTTAGCAAATATGGAGCTCGCATGAATGGAGAAATATAATATCCAGGTGCTAAAACAATGGTACGCTCATTCACAATTTCTTTTCGTTCAAAAGAATTGTAGAAACCGAGAGTACCACTTTGAGAAGGTCGACGCCCATCTTCCACATTACCGTTAGCATCCATATAGTCTATACGATTGACCATACGCCTTTCTCCATCAAGATCTACGCATATAGGAAAGATTGCATAAGTAGGATGGGTATTATTGATAAGTGACCAACAAAAATCAATACCTTCCTGAACAGTTGAAACTCCAGGAATAATTTCATCTCCGAATACATCCGACAAAGAAACATCAGATATGCGAGATAAAAATGATCCTTCATTCATATAGAATGAAGTAGAAATCTTTTCATGCCGCTTAGCCCCTAAAATAGCCTGTCTACAATGTATGAAGTAGTCACCGTCCTGAATAGAACAGTCAATATGGGAAGAAATCTTCTTTTGATTAGCCAGTAGATCCGGATAACCTGTCAGTCTTCTATTCAAATCTGTGTCAGGAAGATCGATAGGGAGAGTTTGTTCACCCCACTCATTAAAGAACAGGTTAGGACGTTCTATTTCCAATTGTGTATCTGGATTTAACTGATATGCCTGATTGGATACAGTATTGATAATTTTCATAAGGGACTATTTTACAAGTTATTTTTTAGAACCAATAGCGCGTGATCGATTTCGAAGTTCCTGCTTTCTTTCAATTTCTGAAAGTAAAACGGGAGCCGGCGGAAGCCCTTCTTCGTCTAAACGAACAATAGCATTAGCAAAACGCCTCATAAGATCCGGTGGAAATATGGTACCGGACTGATCCGAATTCGATGATACGGATATCGGGGTATTAATAGAACCACCGGAAGAATAACCAGCCATACGCGTACGGATGACCTGGTTGAGATCAAGTGTTCGAATAGTCCCAGCCTGTTGCGACTTATCCAAAATATCAAGGATTGGGGCAACTGTAGGATTGCTAACTGCAGCATTGGAAGCTACCCATTCTTTGGACTGTCCAACCGGGCCTTCTCCAACAATCACTGTAGGATGATCTATAAATCCGCGTGCATCCGGATCATAATCAACATCTGAAAATAACTTACCGTCTTGAGCACGACGGACATCAATTTTCCCTCCGGACTGGCGACCAGTGGCAACGCGTGCTCCAGTACCGGCACTATTAGAAGAACTTCCGGAGAGAGTCATATTCTTAACTTTGTCACGCTCGGCCTTGGCGCTGGCCAACTGTGCGGCACCTGTTACTCCCATAAGAGCTGCTGCAATAGAACCGGCAATCGGACCAAGGTCTGCATACGCCTTCATTATTGAAACTGCTGTATCAGCAATGATTTGAGATGCTTTGATGGCAAAATTAACGTCTGCATATTTTTTTTGTACATCAAGCTTTTTCTGTGCCTTTTCATTTTCCAAACGTTCTATTTCTTCCGCATCTCCTTTGGCTGCTTCGATCTCAGCGTCATACTTGGCGTCAATGTTATCCATTTCAGCCTGTTGAAGTGCCTGTATTGCCCCTGAAAAAAGATTCGAATAGTAGTCGAACTGCTTTTTATAGCTGTCCCGTTTAAGATTCTGAACAGCTTGCTCATATTCTTTCTCGGTTAACAGCTGTTGTTCACGTGCTAATCGTAATTGTTCCAGTTCCGCATTGAAGCGTTCTTGTTGTGTAGAGAGACCATATTGATTTCGAATAGCCAGGATCTTTTGCTGATGTTCTGACTCCAATTGTTCTTTTGCCCGGAAATAGGCTTTGTCAAGTTCTGTAGCGTCAAGATTATTCTTCTCAGCCATTTCTTTACGTGCCTGATAAGCAGCTTCAAGGGTTTTGAGTTGTATGGTGTAATCTTCATCGACGGTGGTCAGTTTGAATTGATCCTTGAAACTCTTAACTAAGTTGTTCAATGCTTCCTGCTGGGAAGCCCGAGTTGCATTGGCCGATTTTTCTGCATCAATAACACGTTGATTGGATTTTCTGACTATATCCTCTTTTATGTTGGCATTCATGAGAGCCATTGACTGAGCATCGGAATAATAGGATTGTTCTATTCTGAGGCGGGTATCAGCATTTTGTTTTTCCAATTCCAATAGCATCATTTCATATTGTTCCTTAGTCATTCTGCCTGTAGACTGAGCAGTGGTTAAAGCGGATAAAGAATCATTATACCATTTTTGCTGTGATTGCAGATCCTCTTCCCGGAGAGTTTCAAGAGACTTGACTGCAGCCTGCTCAGTTGCAACCCTTGCTTTTTGTTCTTTCTCTGCAGCAGCATGGGCTTTTTCTGTACTATTATTTTTCTTTTTCTGAATCCCTAAATTTTGTAAGGCATCCAGTTCTGCTTTTAACGCTGCAACTTTTTGGTTACGTGCAATAACTTCTTCTTTAGTTGAAGCCACTACCTTTTCTGCATCCTCTATCTCTTTCTTCTTAGCTTCGACCAAGTCCACAGAATCAGGAGTAGCTGTATCAGGCTTAGTATATTTAGCATCTATATTAGCTAATTGCTGAACATACCCTTTCATCATATCCTCGTACAACTTAACCTGGTTATCTAACAGCTTTTTCTGTTCCATGAATGCCTTGTATGCAGCGGGGATTACTCCTTGCTCTGCAGCTACTGCATCTAAACCTTTTCCTGCATTCAACGGGTCGCCCATTGCCATTTGTACTCCCATTGCTTTCCTGGCCATGCTTTTATTATTGCCAATCCACTCGGTTCGGGCATTCAATGCCTCTTGTAGCTTGGTGTTAGCGGCTTGTTGTTTGGCTGTAATTAGAAGTTTCTCAACATATCCATCCAAAGCTTTTGCATTGTTGTTTATCAACTTGCCTTCTTTCGTCAAAGAAGCATGGTATCCGGGAACTATTTTCTGGATTTCGTCCAAAGCATATTTTCGTTCCTGATAGCTTTTGCTTGAGTCAAATAAGACTTTTTTTAATGATTCCAATTGATTTTTTTCTTCAGATATACTTTGGTTGGCCTCTTTGGTTACTTCAGAAGCTGCTGATACTCTGTTTCTATAAGTAAAGAAAGCAACAGCCGCTGCTGTAACCAACGAAGCAAGTAAACCTATGACACTGGCCTTGCATGTGGTATTGAATAGCCTCATGGCTGCAGCTGCCCGCTTAGTGTTTCCTGTTAATTTGGCTTTTGCTGCCGCATATAGAAGGGTTGCCCCCTTAGTGTTATTTATCCAAGCCAATTTCAACTTATCCAATAGGATTGATGCCTTGGTAGCCGTCATCTCCTTATAGGTAGCCGTTGTGGCCAGTTCCTTGGCTATTTTGTAGGAAGAGTAAGCCGCGACTAAAGTCACCAATACATTACGATGCTTCACTATCCAGCCAATCAGTTCCATTGTTCCAATGGACATACCGGTATATAATTCATCCCAATTCTCTTTCAGCGGAAGAAGTGTTTCACCAAGTTCCCTCTGGGCATTTTGGAAACGGACAGTAGCTGCTTGGGCGCGGTCAGCGGAAGATACATAATTATCACCCGCAGCAGCTAACTGTTTATCAACAATGGATGCAACAGCAGACATAAAGTCACCGGTTTGAGATATCTGTTCGTTGATTTCGGCTGCCGAAAGTCCAAGGTTATCCAAAATCATGACCGACTTACGTCCAAGACCTGTAATAATAGAACTCGTCATGTAATCAACAGACTGTCCTGTCTGTTGCGCTTTGAGTTGCGCAAATTGGAGATACTTACCAAGATCTTCAAGTGGAATACGGAAATCTTTTGCTTGGACGGTAGCTTTCATCAAATCAAGGTCAGTAACTGTACCTTTAGTAGCCTTGCGCAAATTATTGAGTATCTGCCCATCATCCAATTTGTCAAACGCCCGTTGTACACCATCAGCCGACGCTGCCATTTCGATACCCTCAGCAGTAATATCTTTCAGCTTACCCAACGTCTGAATTCCCCAGTCAGTAATACGCATGTATAAGTTCCCAAAGAAAGCGCTCCATTTACCGGCAGACTTGGCGGCTTGTTGGAACTGGCTCTCAACAGCCTTTCCAGAATCTTTCAGTTCGCTCATTCTGCTTCTGGTAGCCGTCAATTGTTGGTTCAGCTGTTCCCACTCTTGGGGATGCAGAGCTTGTGAAGTTGTATCAAGCTGCTTTTGCAGGTCTTGAGCCCGGCGTTTAAGCTGCGTCATGGATAGATTGTTGAGCCCCATCTGCTCATCCAGACGCTTCATCATCTCTCGGTTACTGCTTATTTGTTTTGTATTTTTAGAGTATTCTTCAGAGAGTGTCAGGTAAGCGGCACTGTTCTTTTTGCCTTGTATCTCAAGGTGCTGCATGGATTTGCGCAGTTCCTTATTTCGGTTGGTAAGTTCGGTATTCTTTTTGGTGAGTTCGTTTACTCCTTTCTCTGCTTCACTTGCGTCAAGTGATAGAATCCATTTAATTTGGTCTTCATTGAGTTTCTTTGCCATAAAATGATAGCTGCTACTTTAGTATTAATGATACGAAAGTAGCAGCTATCAACTATGCTGTAAAGGACAAGTAGTTACATCATCGGGGAGGCAGACCGGATAACTTGCTAAAAATCCAAATGCATCCATATCCTATAAAAGCAGCGGCAGGACCAAGTACCATGGCCACCGGAGTAGCGCAAAGAGAAATAACAACAGCAATTACCTTGAATATCATGTCACAACCTTTCATAAGAAAGGGAAGCAGCGTGAAGCAAAGTACAACGTGCAATATGATTAAAAAGGCATCCATATCCATACTACTTTATTGGTTTATACAAAAATAGACAAATCTTCTTTATAATCAAAGTTTTGCGGGGTTCATTTCCCGCAATTTGGCAGTAATAGAGTCTTTCATATCTTGTGTCAGTCCATATCGTAAATCGTTTATGGTTTCATGATAAAGTCTTCCCCATATGACTCGGTTATATAGTGCCAGACGTTTCCGTATCCCCGCCTGTTCGCGGCTGTACTTGATATCCAAGAAACGAAGATAAGGGAATATTGAAAAATAGTAAGTAGGTTTTAATCCTTCTCCAGAAATACGGAATGGCCGGGATGCAAGAAATATGGCAAGTTCCTTTGCACGCTCATTGCTAAAATTTTTGCGTATGACTCTTGCCTGTGTTTCATAGATATAGGCAGAATCACGCTTAAGTATCTGATGTATGAATTGTTTGCGGATTAATTCTTCTGTAACCATATGATATATTTGTTTTTGCAAAGGTGGATACTTTATAATAATTCAGGAAGGACAATGCAGCTATTCATCTCGAACCGCTGCATTAATAGCATGTTAAAAGAAAGTTTAAATCAGCCTTTTGCCTGAAGCATCCAGCGGAAATCTATACCATTGGATACCGGACGGATCCGATATTGATAACCGGCATCAATCATTGCCTGGTGAACCTGCGCCTTGCTTATCTTTGCTCCGGGATCAATCCGGATAATGGCATCATACACTTCATCTGTCGTGAACCAATGAGTCGCATGGCGAACATCAACTGCCGGTTTAAACGATGCAGACAAAGCTGCTATATGGATACTGATATCGGTAATATTCTGTTCCTCAGTTTCTTTATTCTTTTTCATTTTCGATTTTCTTTTGAATTAATACTAAGTAAGCTATTCGAGTATTATTCATGTTTTACTCCTTTCTCATTTTCTGCAAGTGCATGCTGCAAACATTCTATAAGTTCACGCACCTCATCAGCTGTAAGGCTCTCCATTTCGTATTCTCCATCATGATAAACATTATATAGGAATGGACTTTTGTCTGTACCGGAGTACTTACGTTCTGCGGATACGTAGATGTCACAATCGGCTACTGAAGATCGTTTGCTCATTTCTTACCTCCTTCCTGGTTTTTTCGTGTTTTAAAATAGCAATAAACCACTACAATAATACAGGGTGGAAAAATAAATGTAGCACAAAGACTGGCAATGGTAGCATTATACCATTTGTCGATTTTGGTTTTGACTTCACAGTCAGGAGCCAAACTACGATAGTAGCGGCGCTGAAGATTATTCACTTGCTCAGTAAGAGCGTTGACAGGTCCGCTTACGGCAGGGATACCGGAAGCTGGCACATTAAGAGTGCCGGATAATTGAGTTTTCATATACGAACAACTGTTGTAGCAATGGCAGAAAAAAGAACGGCTACCAAACCCGTTGCTACAACAGTTGATTCAACCCCGCCGAAGCGTTGGAATAAATGTTCGGGAATGATAGCCGTATCTGTATGATAAGCATACTTCTACGCAATGTCTTCTGTTCGTATATGAATTTGCTGGCGACATTTATGTCGGGAGCAAACCTATGGGCATAAAAAAAGCCCAAATTCGTGTTTGGACAAATAGCCGTTGTCCGGTCGGGGTTGAAAAACAGCTCAACCAACTGTTGTAGCATTGCAAATATAGAGGTTGTTTTTGGAATGGCAAAAGAAAAACGGAGTTTTTTGCTCCGCTTTATGCTATAGAATTTATAAAATAGCACTTTTATATCTTTAAGATAATCGAACTTAATTCCTCAAATTCTTTACCATTAACTTTATCAAGATCCATCAATTTATATAAGGCTTTCCCAAAACAATTTAAAGTAATACTACCTATTTCTTCCCAAAGTTCTATCGGTTTTACTCTCATAGTAAGGTCAAAATGAACAAGATCTTTAAGTATATGGTATACTTCCATACCTTTTATGTCTGTGGTTTGATCAAAATTCTGTTTCCAATTTTTTGTATTTACAACATTATGATCATGAATATATTTTATCAAGCACAAATGGGAATAAGATAATTGAGATATAATATTTTGTAAGATAATCGCATTTGAATAATTTATTTCCGGACAAAAAGCTAAATTCCCAAAAAAATAACCATAAAACTCAGCTTTTTTCTTTTCTACATCATTCATAGAATCTTTCAAGATAGCTTCCAAAATATCATCTGCTTCAGAATAGGAATTATCAGCTCGTACGAAAAAGTTATCTGTTCTGAGTTCAATCCTATTATTTACATTTTCATTTATTTTATCTATTGCCGCTTTATAAGAGACACCTATACGTTCAAGTTCTCGTTTAGTAATTCCTTTATGAAAAAAATCTGGAATAATAGTATCAAAAGCTCCTTTCAACAATGGTTGAACAGTTGCTGCAAACATTGTAGCTTCAGGAGTACCGTTAGCCGCCAATATTAATCCTGTGGATGCTAATCCGCTTATTATTTCACTCGCTACCATAATTTAGTATTTTATAATTCAATTCTACAGTCTTGTTTAGGAAAATATCCAAACATCAAAAAAACATTAATTTAAAGCGAGTTGTAAATTCCATCGAAACACTCCAAGAGTCTGTAATTTTTGCTCCGCTTGAAATCTTATTTAGAATTTACTTTCGTTATTATTCGTCTGATCTCAATAATTAACTCGTCGCTTAGATACTCAACTTGAGGTATATCTATACTTGAAGTATCATTGGCGGCAGTATAATTCGTAGCTACAGCGAATAACCTCCAAAATCTCCTTTTTAAATCAATAGTGGATATTCGTTGAGGAGCAACAGTCTTTTCAAATCGGTTAATTAAGATATGTAACTGATTAATCAATGCAAGAACCTGCTTATTTGCATTTTCCTGCTCGTAAGAATCCAATATCTTTTTAATGCATTCTTCTATTGATTTTAAATCAGAAATGATAAGTTCTTTCTCAAACCGTTCTTCCGATAATTTTTTTGTCACATACCAAGCAACAAAAATCGTCACTAATACTGTAACAAGTATGTTTATAATATCAATAGGCTCTACAACATAGCTATATGACCAGCTTGTTTGCAATAATCCAAATGATAAAACTGTTATAACAGCTACTATGACTACAAGAGAAATAGAAAAAAGTATTATTGTTGTTTTCCCCATATTTCTTTTTTTATGTAGTCAATTACCCAATTAAATACAGTCCCTCTTAAATCTAATGTTTTTCGAACATTGTCAACTCCATATTGACGAGCTAATTCACCAAATGACTGATCTAAAAAAGAACTGGGATAGCCTTTTGTTCCGTCTAATTCCACAATAAGCTTTCCACCTTCTTTATATGCTTCCAGATAAGCCTCTTTCAATTTGGTGTTATAAAAGTCCTCACCGGAATGCGGTCCTAAACGAATCCATCTACCTCCTAAAACAGGACTATAATCTCTGGCTATATTGATTGTTCTTTCCATGTTAAATAATTTTCTTTATTAATAGTCCAAGAATAATAAGTTCCTACAAAATTAGGATGCCTCTTAACTTTAAATTGCCCATTTATATAACGCAAAGATACGGTATTTGTTATCAAAACGAAGTCAGAAATCCATTTTTTTTCAATCATGTGCTTTATTTGAGGCATACCACGCCCTCGATTAGGTTCTTTTGTTGATGAACCTAATTTACCCTCTAAAGCATACATAATTATTTCTTCATCAGATAAATTAGTATATTGCTCGGGTAGTCCGGCTCTCTTATATGAGTTAATAATGCCAATACCCATATCAACAAAAACGATATGCATTGTATCTGTTCTATAATCACGAAAATGGTACATCCACCAATTAATATTTCTTTCTTGAATACCATGCTCAATAGCATTTCCCAACAATTCAGTCATCAATGTATTAAATTCATAATAATCAATTATTTTCATTCTCTTCAAATCTAATTCTATCCTTGACATTATCTTCGGACTGATTTTAGAACTTTGAAGGAAAGGAGTATTGCCTGTTTTTTCTAATATTATATAATTGTGATAAGTTGTATGATTCTTATTTTTTCCCAAAATAACATTTACAACCTCTTTTCTTCTAAAAGGAACAGATTTCAAGTAAACTGTTTTTCCTTTATAAAAAGCTTTTTCCCCTTGAGCCATAATAACCATATAAGCCTCATAAGAAATGGCCTTTACTTCTCGCATATTGAGTTTTACTTTCTTGCTATGCCTTGCAACAATTTTCTGAAGAACCCGTACCACATCTACAATACAGTCTTCATCCATTAAGCACTTAGACGGAAGCATTACGTCTATGGAGTATATCCTTTTATAATATAAAATTATTACTAATACTATTATTACAGGAATAGCAAAAAATAAAGAGTATTGTAGTATTGTCATTTTTACGTATAATCAATTAATATCTTATACTTCAATTCTTTTGCTTCATTTTTTTAGTTTTCATCTTTTTGCGGATAAACATCTGTGATCAGAGTCAACACCTTGCTTGAAAGATGTGGCCTCCCATTCACTGATAGCTTGGGACAGTGCAATGTATCTTTCCTTCTCTTCCTCGTTTAGCAACTCCATATCACCCAAGTTTGTACCTTTAGCAGTAAGGGCTTCCATCTCAATCTGATAAGCACGAAATTCCTTTTCGCTATATATTTTCATAATAACGATATTGGTTTATACAAAAGCCGTTGCCGCCTTTTTTAGTTTATCAGCCACATCATTCAACGCATCAGCCAACTGGTGTAATTCACCAGAAGTAAATGTTGCAGATTTACCATGCACTTCATTGCCATTAATACGTTGATGTAACCATGAAGCCGATTTGCCAAAATAGGTTTTTGCAAACTCGGATACAGAAATGAATGGCAATGTCTCAGATAATATCTTACGTACTTCTATTCTTTGCTTCAAAAGCTTTATATCCTCAATATCCTTATGTATTCTGGCAAAGTCCTCCGTAACAGCAGCTTGAAGTTCTGCTTCATCTTCCGGACGTATTGAGTCAAAAAAGGCTTGCATTTCGCGCTCTGCCTTTTCTTTATCGGCTCCCTTACTTTTGATGCAAGCTTCTTTTAGTCTGAAAAATTCTTCTTTTACTCCCATAGCTTCTAAGTTTTAGGTGATACATATAAATGAATGAAGATAAGGAAGCCGCCTGGCCGGGCAGCTCCCTCTTTCTACCGGATAGCGGAAAGACGTTGAATTTCCAATTTGAGACATTCAATTTCAGCATCCAGTACCGATTTTCTATATCCCAGCCCAATGAGCCGGTGATAATTTCGGAGGTAGTAGTTGAGATTCTCAATCAACTCTTCTACCCGCGCTTTTAGCGCTTCTTCATCAGTCATCCAAAGAGCTCTTTTGTTTGACACTACAAAGATAAAGAAATTATTATCGATAGCAAAATATTTCGATAATAATTTCTTTATCAAGATAAAAATAATGCAAATTAGATGCTTTTTAAAAGGAAGCAATTATTGATTTGTTACATATTTATATTTTACAAGGTCGTTCAAGAAGTGCTCCGGAGAATCAGCACGCACCACGTTTCCTGTCTGGTCATAATATCGGTCCGCAAAATGGTACATGTATTCTTGGTCCGTACATTCACTGTCAAAACGACTGGATTCACGCAGCTTGGTTACAAAATCGGATGCACAGGTGGCGGTAATTGTACCGCCGTCCTGTAAAGTGTAAATTGTTGTCATTATCTTGCTAATTTTTTAGTTCTAAGTTTGAAAAATATTTTTTGCGCGGCAGTTGCAAAAGGTATATTCGAAAGTTGGCATCCTGCATCAACCGTCCCTTGTTGAGCAAAGGTAATCATGTTTGCCACAAATCGAATCCAATTTTCCATTTTTGTGAAATTGATTGTCCCACTATGCTGGCGGAATTCAACTGTACGGTGTCGGGCGTAAGCCTCAAGGTTTAATTTACGGTACCGGTCGTTGTTAAAAACTGAACGAAGCTGCTCCACACTTTGAGCTCCCCAAATACGTTGTTCTGAAATGCCTAAAAGGGATTTACAATAAGAATTTTGACGGCGGGAATGAGGCATAAAAGCATCAATTATTGATTCAAGACGGCGATATGTTATTGCCAAGTTACGCCAGGTTTCAATAGTGAAGTCTGCGGCATCCATATGTATGTGTAACCCGCAACTATCATTGACTTTTACATCGCAATAATCAAGTACCCAGCAAACCTTTTGAAGTTGCTGCAACCCGGCTTCTCCTTCCAATACAGGACTGACCAATTCAAAAGTATTATTTCCGGTAAGGCTTCCGTCCGTTACCAATTTCCAGTGGCTTCTGGTGTTATGGTTGTAACCTTCAACCGCCACATCAATACCTGCCTCACGAAGTTCTTGGGCAAGGCGATTTCTATCGCAGTTATATGCTTCAATCTCTACCCCGAAACGACGGTTGAATGTGTAGTCTATTTCGCTATATGTCGTAACCGGTTGGTTAAAGTTTCCGGCTTCAAGCATTTTTTATAGACGTTCTGCACGAAACCGTAATTGCCATTGGTCACTAAGTCTGCCACTTGGCGGCGGGTATAGCCTAAAAGAAGGAGCTGTTGGATCTTCGCCGTTTTCGTTATATTCTGGTTAAGAATATTTGTAACTTGTTCGTTCATAATGTTTTATCCTTTATTTATTGTACTGCTAAGATAACACTATACTTACGAACAAAGTAGTACTAACTCATTTATTATAAGCCTGTTAGATTTGTTTAGCTTGAGATAAAAAATGATTATTTTCTACGGAAATAATAGATGCCTGCCACAACAAGAGCAAAAACTATATATGGTATAAATGGCTGATACCAAGGTAAATGTTTTATTTGATAAGTAGTATCTTCTATCTTCTTTCCCACCAATTGCTCAGAAGTGGTATCAGAATTACAAGCAAACTGCTTCTCTTCAACCATAGAATCAGTTTTGGAGGCAGAAGAAAAATCTAAATCAGTAATAGATTTTATAGAGCCATGCTTGGTTGTATCTCCTGGTTCCAATGGATAGAATTCAATGACTCGTGCCCGGAGTTGGGCATCCTGGGCAGTTAATTTACGGGTGAGCTTATTTTTAATATCAACAGAATTATTATTGGTTTCTCTTAAATACTGCATGGATATGTCAGAATGTGAGGATCCTGATCGCGAGCTTCGACAGCCTGCGATCAGGAAAGATAATATAAACAGTATGAAGAAACAATTTTTTAAATTCATGGCCGTATCACAACATTGCGTAAGAAATTACTAAACTCGCTCCGCACATCGAAACAGGGACATGCCTTGATATATTCAGTCGGTTCAACTTCGCCGCTACCATCTATATCGGGTGATGTATCTCGATGGCCGAGTAATTCAATAATAGGGTACTCTTTACAGAGTTTAGCCAACAAATCATGAAGTGCGGCTTTTTGTTCTGAAGTTCGGGTATCCGTTGGCTTACCGCTGGTATCCAGCCCGCCGATATAACAAATACCGATGCTGTGTTTATTGTAAGACAAGCCAGAGAACCCTTTCGTATTACAATGTGCCCCGTCGATAGACAACGGCCGGCCATTCTCCACCGTACCGTCCAAATCAATCACAAAATTGTAGCCAATCTGATTAAAACCGCGTGCCCGGTGCATACGGTCAATGTCCTTAGCTCGTAAATCCTGTCCGGCACGTGTAGCCGAACAATGAATAATAATAGCGTCAATGGTTTTCATCTTTCTTTTCTTCCTTTCTAAAAATCCGTAACTGATACCGGTAATCCACCCCGAACAGTGCGCCGGCAAAAGTGCTGACTTCACCGTAAGCTACCAGCACTGAATTATCTATTTCTCCTGTCGGTTCTACCCAAAAGCCGCAGAAAATAAGTACCATACCAGCAACTGAAAGAAAAACAGCCACTGCAAGTTGAATGGTAAGTTTAGCTTTGGTTATTCTCATAAGCCTTCTGTTTTTTATGCTAAGATATTGGAGATTTTTTATTGTATAAAGGACGCTTTTACATTGAACAAATCCGGAGTCTCCGAAGTCAACATAAGCGTCCAGCCAATTGATTTGAATTCCGGAGAAACAAAAGGAACAATATCCTGCTGATCTGCAATCTTTCCTCCCCATGGTAATAACTTTTGCTCGGAATCCTCTATGAGTTTTTTTCTGCAGGATGCAAGTTGAAACAAGGTTTTATCCGAAGCTATACATACCTCCATGATATCAGCATTATCCGGAACCTTCATAGCAATAGTCACTGCCAATTTCTGAACATCAGAGATGGAATTATGCGAATCACGATTGGACGTAAATTCTCCGAAATCAATAAATAAGTAGCTACCGGTTATACAGTCTACCCGTTTCTTTACGTCATCATATGACTGTCCAAAAACAAAACTTCCAATATCGGGAAGTAAAGGATCCGGCAGATGATTTACATATTCCAGCAACTCCGCATACTCTGTATATGGGCTTTCTCCATTGATAAACATGGACAACACCCCTTGTTTTTGGGGATATCTGGCAAAATATTTAAATAGTTGTAGTATCATAATATCTGGTTGATTATGCAAATTGGTAATCCTGTTTCTTTTTCAATATCTACATTCTCCATTTTAGCTGCATGCAAGCTGCGGACAGTATCTATAAGTTTTTTTCGAAGGATAGTAAGATATTGGATGACATTCATCTGCTCAACCTTATCAATATCCCCAAGCCCGTCTGCACTCAGATTATATAATGATTCCAAAGCACCAGTAACAATGGTAGACTGCCTTGTTTCTTTAGCCTCTGTAAGTAACCTGAATTGTGTCTTTGTAAACAGATAATTTACAAAAGCCTGGAAATTAAAAGCAATGGCCACTAAAGTACTATCAGGAACATGGGCAAACCGTTCGGCTAATTCATGTGCTCCTTCCGAAGAATATTTTTCCGGATAATACAGAACAGCAGCAAGTAAGGGCAACTTTTCTTTTGTACAACCTATCAGTGCTTTGGCTTCAATAAATTGTAATGCAGTCAGTGAACAGGTCAGATAACCATACCTTGTATCAATTTTGTAGCTGCTGTAGAATTCATCATCTATTTCGATGAAAGGCACTAACTGCTTACAAAAGCATGAATCTACAGTATACCGGTAGTCCAGTTTCTTAAGATACTTGGATATAGTGATGCCCGGTAACCGGTGGGGTGGAATACGTTTGCATAATTTTCGGGTCTCATCGTCCAATTCTCGAAGTGCACTATCATTGTCAGGGTATTCAATAAGGAAAGGAAAAGTGATTTGCTCGGCAAGCCATGCAAGGTTTTGATACCCTTCATCGGTTTTAATTTTCTTAATATCCCATCCCATTGTCCGGCAGATATGGCGGACACGCACCATTGCAATGGATAATTGGCCGTTTGCCATATTTTGTATATCCTGAATAAGTGAGGCATACAAATAGGGATCTAATTTCTCCCATGAGTTGGATATACTGTATTCCTCACCTCGAACTAAGAATTTGATTGTATCTTCCATCATGCCATCAGGTATATTTTGTCATCAGGACGGTTAAACGATGTCTCAGTGTCGACAGAACTGCCGGAACCGGAAGAAAGTATAAGGTCAATGTCCATTAAAGAGTTCTTCACTTCGTCAGCCAGCGATATTGCCAAGTCGAGCATTCTACTTTGCTCATCTTTTCCGGAACGGCTGGCAGTTGTATCATCAAACAAAGACCGAATTGTCGGTGGAAATTCAATGATGTCAAATCTTCGCAAAGCTATTGCAACCGTTTGTTTTGCCAGGCACCGTTGGAGCACAGAGATAACCTCTTCGTTTTTGGCAGAGCGTTCAAAGTAAGAGTCCATACCGTCATCCAAAGCTTCCTTTTGCAAAGGAATTGTCCGGAAGAAAAATAAGTACGACATATCAATAGGATATAAGGAGTCAAACTCATCGGCAGTTTTTATTTTTAAAGCCGATAGCATCTTGCAGTAACGGGTCTCTTTCCACTTTTCAGATATATTTCTTTCTGAGGACAACAACTGTATAAGCGTATCCATTGCATTGAAATAGTTATCTGTATATGCCCGCCGCATAGCTTCCTGCTCATGCTTATATATGTCGATTTCGTTTTTTCGACGGCTAATGACGTCGAATATCATCTGCTTGGCAAGTGTCAGGTTTGCCATGGCTGAGCATAATGCTTCTTTGGGCTCTCCAGCTTTACCCGCCACTTCATCGTACACCTCTTTGGATAAAATGATTGAAATTTGCTTCTTGGCAGAAAGAGCGGATGAATTCAAGTCCTGGAAGCTGACATTGCTTTCGAGGTATGGAGAATACTTACGAAACTCCGCTACCGTAGAAAATAGTTCTTCTAATATAATCATGATTGTTGGGTATTAAGTCTGTTCTTAGGTGAAACTTCTTCCTGGCGTGCCGGAACTTCCCGATAATAACCGATGCGATAGCCTTGTGCATACAGTTCCGGGAAATTTACCGATATCGCCAGATTGAACGGTTCGGAACAGATTTCGTCTTCAGAAGAAAGCGACATTATGTAAATCAAATAATTGTAATACGCGTCTGCACCCGATTTGGAAATAACCCCGTCTTTGCTTACGCTCGATATGGACGAGTCGAGTCCTACACTGGAAAGTAATACTTCATCAGCGCGTTTATCGTATGCAATCAATGCGTCGATGTACTCCTTGTACTTCAGATCCACAGTTTCAATCTTCCAGCGCTCTTCTTCGCCTTGACTGTTTTTAAAGCTTATAGTAGCATAAGCCTTGCCTTGGTTGTCAGCTCCAGACAGATAGCTTGATATTTTCCGGAGTTCTGTCTGAAGAAACTTGATTAATGTCGATTCCCTGAATTCTGTACCAATGTCGATACCATTATACTGCATCAATTTCTCACCATTCTTTTGCAGCTTCTTGTTTTCATCACAAAGTTTGCTGATTTGTGTACGCTTAGATTCAATCCATGCATTAGGAATCACAATATGAATTTTAGCAGCAAGAGAGTTACGGAGAAATGAATTAATGTAATCTGCCGTTTCGTTAGAACCTTTAATATAAGCGCGTGTACCTTGATGAGTCTCATTCACTCCGTAAAAATCATCAACGGATTTTTCCCTATGATGGGAGATTGCCGCATACTTATAGTTAGCAACCTCTGCCGGGTTGAATTTAGGATATATCCGGAATGTAGATATCCCATATCCCCAACGTCCTACTGCTATATGTTTGAAATCCTTATAATAAACGACATCAGTAGCAACATCTTTCTTTGTAGTGGCCAAACGGCAATGTTTGTTTTCCATGGCTTCAAGTCCTGCTATGGGAACAGTGCCCCTGTCTTTTCCTACCGTAAAACGTATTTTTACGAAAAAATCATAGAAGTAATAGTAATTCTTGATGATTGCTTTAGCAAACTCTTTATGATCGCATTCTATTCCGCGTTGTTTCCAACTGTTGAGCCAATCGGTGATTTCGGGACAATCCACCCATTCTTTCGTTAATTTACCATCAATTATTTTAGGTATATAGACACAAGGGCCATGTCCATACAACATTTTAATTTGCTTACTTATCAATCTTGGCAGCAGACGGTTCTTCTTTATATCCGAAGTAATTTCTTCACACTTCATATTGTTGTATCCACGACTGCACACTTGGAAGCCTTGAATACTTTGCCACCGAGGTTCTGAGATGCCGGCATCCGCATGTAGTGGAAAGGCAGGATCCGGTCCAAACAAAGAGGCTCGTGGAGTGTCTCCAATTTGGAAAGAGATCACATTGTCTTCATCTAAATAGCAACCGTAATTGCCTATCATTTTAAGGTCATTCTTACTCATAACCAGTCTATTTTATGTAATTTAAATCCATCTTGTGGAAAGCCCATATAGCGGATAAGAATGCGATAGCACATCTTAGGCTCGCCATTATTGTCAGTAAACAGAAAGAGATTGTCGCTGTCGATACTGAAACGCTCTTCCGGCAACTGTGTCCTCCATTTGCATCCTTCTTTTATAGTCAATTTAGGTATAGCTATCCCTCTCTGTCTTGAGCATGGGAAGAAAGCAATGGTAAAGTTACCATTTGGTAGCTTAGACATTTCTTTTGCCCATTGCATTGCTTGGATACCACTTAGTTTTATTTCCATGCCCGAAATTATGTTGTTTTTATGCATCGGAAAAGGACGCAAACCTCCGTTATCATATTTCCCGAAAGAGGGAAGAGGTTGCCTTGCATGCCCAATTCTCAGCGGTGCGTGCAGGTTCGGTCGGTATGGTGAAATAAGGATTTTATTTTCAAAACATTAAATCATTGTTTATTAGTGATTTGAATATCATTTCAATGTCAATCCTTGTCATTATTATACCTCTATCAACTTGTTTTTATGTAAAAACAGAATGTTATATGGATATATTATCCGGTAAATTATCCGGCATTGAGGATAATTCACTTTGAACTTTATTGCCGTACCTGCCAAAAAGCAGGTAAATAAGCGCACTGGGTAGTTGGGTTGTAAGCCCGGCTTGTTGCTTTAATGGTACTTTCTTTTCTGATGTCTTATCAAGCTCTATGCGCCCTTCAGTTTTCTTCAATGGTGAAAGCATAATAGCACTACAAAGGTTCTTACATTCATTCTCATCAATCAAAACTTCGGGTAGAACATTACTTCGCCCGCCGAATATAAGAAGGAGTAATTTGAATTGTTGCCAATAATAGATTGTAGACTGTCCCTCATTCATCAGTTCCACCTCAAAACCATAACTTTCCAATTCCCGTTTTAGCGCACGACTATCAGTCGTTATTTGCTCCAACTCTTCACGACGTTTATTACCTGCCCGGTCCGGATACAAGATAATGCGTTTATTCAAAGCATCTGTACCGAAAAACTCATAGAATTGACGTGCGAGTTCCGGTTGCTCTTCCGGATAACAGCAATAAAACTCCTTAATGATACGGAGCCTACGGCCATATTCTTTTTCCTGACCTACAACCAAGCTGGAGAAGTGACCGGGGTCATACCCAACCAGCAATTCATCGCGTTTATCATAGTGTAATAAATAGCGCGCAGTAAGGATAAAGTGCTCTCGCAAGTCCAACCGCAATATAGACTCATAAATGTAACTATCAGCATACTGATGCTTCTCCCTGTTGTAGTTAGCGAAGAATTTGTTAATGACCTCTTTATGGCGGATGGCGCATATAGAAGTCAAAAACTCATCCATATCCAAAGTTTCAAGCTGTGTCTTGAAAAACTTCGGACCAAGTATATCCTTATTGCAGAAAGAACTTGCACGCACATAGAGAGTAGCGTTCCGTCGCATATCTGCCAGGCGGGGTTGCCAAAGAGCGATAATACGGTTTTGCTTGATGATATCCAAACGAACATGTTCCAAGGTAACAGGGTTGGTTATTTCTCTCTGCGAATTTAATAGCTTGTATTTTTGATAAATAGCTTCATTTACATGAAGTGCCACTGTAGATATTTCTTCCAGGAGTTTACGATCCATGTGACGTTCGTATTCCTCAAACCAATCATCTTCTCCCAAATCAACACGTGCCGTATCAGATACACCTGTAATACCTTGGTAATATGGAGAACGGCGGATTTCGGCACTAGCTCCACGAAGAGAAGGAAACAAACGGGTCTTCAATTTTTCCCCTTTATTGTGTTTCATCTCCTCAATAATGGCATGGACTGCAGAACGGCCGGCTACAGATTCAGGCTGATCGGAACTGACCAACTGGATATGATGCCCATCACGAAAAACAACGGAATGCTTGGGGTATGAGATTGGATAACGCGGTCTGCGGAAATGTGATGGCAGTTTAGCTTCGCCAACCACATAATCAATACCATACTCAAGCATCGGACGGACTTTCCCGCCGACTGTTACTTCCTTGGAGAAATAGGCTTGTAGATTGGGCCATACATTGGTCATCAAAGCAACGTAGGTTTTATGCACTAAGAAAGATAGTTCTCCCGGCATGTCATTGGCCACACGAATAATTCGCGGGCCGGTAATACCCTCCGTTTTTCCACCGGCACGTGCCACCTCTGCAAATACATTGTTTGAATCGATTACATTTACCAATATCTGCATTTGGTTCATGTAGTAGCGCTCAAAGCTGTTGTTATATTCTGTTTCCATATCGGATTGTTTTATTCTTCGTTTAGCTCCTCATATTCCGCTTCCTGAATATCAGCGTCACGTAGAAGGCGTTTCTTTTCCACCTTTTCAATAGGCAGGCTATCAATAAGATTAAGGTAGAAGCCTTTATTATGTTTGGCAGCAATTTCCTTTAGTGAGGCTTTGCTGTATCCTAGATCTTCCGGAGTGAGTTCTGGTGAAATGAGAAAGACGATGCCAAGGTTACGGTCAGCTTCGGCAATTTCGGAAGCCCGACGGCGGCATTCTAAAGCGGCAGCATAACATTTTCCCTGGTTCTTGTAGTCTCCGGCAGCTGCACATAATTTGGCAAGGTCTTCATACTTATCGGCGTAGTTAGACTCCCACACTTTGATAGATACATTATTGTCTATATTAAAATAATTGATAGCTGCATAAATACGAGCCTTGCAAGTCCGTTCATCCACATTGATGTGTTGTTGGGCATTAATGCGCTGGCGTAGCTGTTTAGCTGCACGAGTTATGTTGCGTTCATATTCGTAAATCTCAGCAGCCCATTGGAGCTGTTTCAAAAAGACTTGTACTTCAGCCGGAATACCATCACATTTCCCGGTAGTGAGAAAAGCTGATATCAGGTCAGGATGTATCTTATCAAGAGCGTCAAGTTGTGTCATATTCCAAAAAGTTTATTTCTTAAGTCCTTTACAATCCGTTCTTGCTTCCGGGTTTCCAGTGTTTCAATAGCTGACACATCTCCAGTTTCGGCTTTCTTGGCAAGTTCTGCATCAATATTATATTCACCAAGGGCACTACCATTACGGTAAGCATCATAATAGACGTCTCCAGGCATTGCAATGCGAATACCGAGAGCTATTTTTTCTTTTCCACGTAATCCAAGCAAATTACAAATGCGTTCGGGAGAATATCCCAGTGCGCCAAATGTGCGCACTTGAGATACATATTCATCTCCTAACAAGGTGATCTTATCAACATCAGAAGTAGGTGCAAATTCTTTTTTCATGACAGTATGGATTGAGTATCTTCAATAGACTGAAGTTTTCCTTGTCTGATAAGCTGAATAGGCTGTTCCGGAAACATAGCACGATATCTATGTATAGTGGCGGTAACATAACGCGGATCAATCTCCATTGCATAACATATACGGTCAATCTGCTGACAAGCCATGAGAGTCGACCCAGATCCTGAGAAAAAATCTACCACGACCTGACCTGAAGTACTGGAGTTTGATATCGGATAAGCCATAAGAGCAATCGGCTTCATTGTCGGATGGATAGCATTGCGCTGAGGTTTGTCGAAATTCCAAACAGTGGTTTGTTTACGATCAGAGTTCCATTGATGTCCGGCACCTGGTTTCCAACCATAAAGACATGGTTCATGTTGCCATTGGTAATCTTGCCGTCCCATGACCATAGAATTCTTCACCCATATACAACATTGTGCGATTTTAAAACCGGCTTTACGAAGCGATGCACGAAAATTTTCCCCTTCACTATCTGCATGGAAAATATAATAAGATCCCCCTGGTTTAAGTACTTCATACATAACTGAAAACACTTGCTTAAGGAATGTGGCAAACAAATCGTTCTCCATAGAATCATTTTGAATAGTAAGTTCCGCTTCTGTACCCCCTTCGTAATTTACATTATACGGTGGATCCGTAACACATAAATCTGCACGCAGCCCATTCATCAGGGTAGTGACATCAGATTTAGAACGGCAATCTCCACACATTAAACGGTGATTTCCAAGTAACCAAACATCTCCCGGCTGGGCGAAAATCCCTGTGGTGTCTTCTGATGACGGAATAGCAAAATCGACATCATCTTCCATAATACTGTCTGATTCATGTTCTTGGGCAAACAAAGGTGATACCCCAAAGTCCATAGTCTTCACTTCATAGCCAAGATTAAATCGTTGAAGTGTATCGGAGTCAATATTATATTTCTTGAATAAAAGCGTATCCGGATTTTTAATGGCAAATTCAGAATTATAAGCTGCAATTTCTTCTACAGCTTCTTTCTTGTCTGCTGCAAAGATGGGTTCATAAGGAATTTCCGGGATTGTAAATCCGGACTTACGCAATGCGAGCAGTGCTTTCCGCCTCTGATGGGCATCGATAATCCAGAGCTTGCCATCCGGATCCTGCCAGGCTTTGAATGCATACTTGAAACCGCGTGTAATGATGAGCATCTGCAGTTTCGATAACTTATCAGGATCAGATTTCTTGAAATCTTCCTGAAGCTCTAAGAACGAATCCAGCGGGGCAGTAGGTAAACCGCCCAAATTAAACACTTCTATTAGCTTTTCCATTTTACTTTTGAATTTGAAAATCTTGTAATATTGTTTTAAACAAGGCTTCTCGCTCGCGATGACGACGGAGATTTTCCCTATCTTGAGTACGTCGGCCTATACGGTCGGACCTTTTCAAATAAGACTCGTATCTGCGAATGTTATCCGTTACATTCTTATGTAAACGCAAGAACTCTTGCGTATCCGTTTTCAATAGCTTTTCCAATTGTGCTCTCTCTGACTGGTGAGCTATAAGTGGATGAATATAGAGAAACTTCCCAGTGTCGTTGAACGATTGCAGCTCATCGAATGCCTGCAGATTCCGGATACGAAGTTCTACCATGTCCATGATATCACGCTTCGTCGGTTTCTTATCCAAACATTCGTCGAGCTGCTTCATTTGTTTCCATGTAACAACACGATCATTATAAATGAGTGTTGCTATTTGGACTTGCGGGTCGAAGAGGTTGTCCCAGTCGATTTGCGGGTACTCTTCTTGCTTTTGGATTTTACGGGAGCTTGAGACTTCTCTTTTTTTTTCTCTTCCTCCAAAGCTTCTTCAGCTACCTCGGCGCGTGCTTCAGCTTCTTCTTTTGCTTCCTCAGCTTCCTCAAAGTTGGCTTCTGCTTCCTCAGCTCTTTCAATAGCTTCCTCTAATTGTTGCTGTAGTTCACCTTCTCCGTTTTGAGGAGTGTCACCGACACTGTCGGTAACCGTTACTGGTTGTTCGTGTTCCTCTACCTTGGAAGAATCAATTGGAGTTCCAGCTGTTTGAACTGGAGGAGTCTGACTATCAACCGTAGTAGTTGTTTGAGCAGTAACATCAACTGTGGAAGGATCAATTGGAGTTTCAGTTGTTTGAACTGGAGAAGTCTGACTATCAACTGTAGTAGTTGCTTGAACAGTAACATCAACTGTGGAAGGATCTACAGTCATTGTTTCAGTATTCATCTTAGAACGGCGGAACTCACGAATTTCTTCACGCGTGGAATAATCCAACAAGCTGTAAAGAATATCATTAGCATATCGTTTAGAATTCCGGGAATAGGTAGAGATTATCGGAAGATTAGGTTGCTTTTGTATGAGCAATTCAAGGTCATATTTCGCGGCATCCGGATTAAGGAGCGCATTGAAATGCTTCTTTTTTTCTTTAAAACTGTACATAATGAAAAGATTTATATCTTACAAGCTAACACACTAAAAATTAACGTAGTATGTCAGCTTGCAAGAATGGTTCTTATTAAGCTGTCTGGACACGACTTCCCTCAACTTCAATAAGGGTGGAGGGATCCAATACCTGGAAAGTAATGGAAGAACCTGATTTAGCAGTCCATGTTGCACCGTCAATCAGAATGAATGCACTGCTTTCCGCAATAGTAGCAGCTTTATCCGTACCTGTACCCTCAAGAGTGATATAACGTCCTTTATCATTTGCCGTCAACCCGTCAACTGTGGAAATGGTATAAGTTGCTTCACTTCCATCAGGAATTGCATAACGATTATTGGCCGGCTTAATCGTCAGTTTAGTAGCATCCGCTGCGTGCGAAGCTGCCGGCACTCTAATAATATCACCGACATACTTGTAATACTGGTCAATGCTGGTACGTTTAAAGGTGAAGGTTATATAACGTCCATCTTTGTCATTTTTAGCTTCGAAAGATGATAATACCATCGGACGGTCATAATTGCCAAGGATATACCACTGTGTTTCACCGACCTCTTTGAAAATTATAATAAACTTACCACCTGCATGCTGCTCTACAAAGTCAAGTAACTGGTCACGCATACCACCCATGATAATGACGAAGTTATTTTCTCCACTGGTCATGATATCGCCTTTTTCACCCGTAGCCGTAAATGTAGGAATGTCATGCGCTATGAAGTATTTCATATATTGTCCTTCTTTCATCGGAATCGTGCTAATTTCCCTATTCGCGTTGGGCAGAGGAAACGCTACATCCGGATTTACCTGATCAATATCAACCAAATAGACCTTATAGGCTATGTTAGAGCCATGGGTCTTACGGTCGGATACATCATCAACGTCACCTATAGCCATCAATGCAGCCATCGTTGTACCGGAGAAGCCTGTAATTCCCAATGTAGAATCAGGTTCAAGAATCATACCGACAACAAATACCAGTGCGATGAGTGTCATCAGTGAGAGAAAAAAGCGGAGTTGTATTCTACGAGCCGCCTTGTTTCCTTTAAGAAAAGGATCTGAAATTTTTATTGCTTTCATATCAACAATTAAATTAGTTAGTTTTGAATAAATAAAAAGGGCGGGCTATCTTTACCCGCCCCATGTCACCTAAAAACAAACAGATTACCTTATACCGGAATTATCTGACACCGGGAACATTAGGCTGCAATTCAGCATTGACCTTACGTACGCCGCCTACCTGCCGTTCCAGTTCCAGGAAATTCCCCTTACTGTTCAGGATTACCATAATGTAATCACCGACTTTGGTCGGAGTATAAGCAGCTGTGATATCTGCAAATTTTCCCGTCTTGGCAATAGTAGTAGCATTATCCGTATCGCCACATTCGATAATATATGCCACTCCTGCCTTGGCATTGGTAATATCAGTTATGGCTTTAGCCGCAGTATTGGCTGTGGTTACTTGCCAGAAACCTTTTGATGCGTCCATAGTAGTTGCATCCGCTGCCATATCTACAGCCGGTTTGTTCATGAAGATCTGCTGCCATTCATAGTTATTGGCTTTCAGTTTATCCAAACTGTCGAAACGACGGCCGGTAAAGGATGCAGAACAACCTTCTTTCCAAGTGGACCAGGCTTTGACAAGTTCCATGTCTTCCTTATATTTGATGGAGAGCATTTCACCCGGTACATATTCCAAGAACTGAAGGTTGCCGGGGATATCCATGAACATGAACGGGAGCTGTCCCAGGTAAGGTAGCCACACGATACGCATATTAGTGTCAGGAACTATGTGCAGATAACTGTTCGGGCCGGTGAAGTCTATATCCTTGCCATACTTGGTGCGGATATTCTTAATCCACCAAGGCTGATGCATCTTATTAAGGTAAAGAACATGGTTATCCAAATCCATATCTTCCGTACAAGAAGCTGTAACGTCACCGAGAAACTCCTGAACGGCGTCCAGCATATCAGAAGCCGTATAAGAACGGTACTCTTCATTATCATGAGACAGGATCTTGAATTCATGCATGTAGCGGATAAGCGTGTAAATAATACCTGTACCCGCATTGAGATAACTGCCGGCAACACCGGTTTCCGGTTTCACATAAATACCGCGCATACGACGTTTATTCTGTTCTACCTGGGCAGTCTCCAAAGAGTTCAAAATACAGAACTCTATCATATTCCACTTGATAGGATCCGAACCTTCCTTATTCAGATAGGCAATGTACATGCGTTCCAACTCTTTCATTGGACCAAACTTGAGTTTGATCATGGCATCATCTACATGCCCCATCTCGTTTTCAAGTTTCATGTCACCTTTCCAGATATCACCTTGCTGATAAGCCTGAGAAACTTCTGAGAAGAAAGCGTTGAATACGAGGTCATGATCTTGGATACCGTAACGTACCGGGAAATATTGCGTGAGATCGCGTTTCGCGAGTACACGAGCAATCAAAGCATCTTGACGGAGTACTACATGTTGGTTACCTACACCTGCTGTATTAACACCTTCATAATCCGTAGCAAATTCACCAGCAGCCAAGCGCTTGGCGTCGAGCATACCGTTAGCGTGCAGGTAAGCATAACGCTTCTGCAAGGAACGGGAGAAAGCAACAGCTTGTTTGCGGAACGATGCACCTTCAGTCTCTTCATCCCAAGCTCCCAAAGAAGCAGCTGCCGAAGGATTGAGGGTGATTTTGTTCCAGCGTTCGCTCATTGCGAACATCGGACTTTCAATACCAAAAAGGAACTGAGAACGGTCGGCGGGACCGGTAAAGGAAACAGTAGAAGCGATAACCGTATGTGCCGGAACATCATCGGCAGCGCGGTTATTCATACTGTTTACCAAGCCTTGTACGGCAGTAGCAAGTTGCACAAGACCTTCACCTGTGATAGGCTGATGGCTTGCTGTCTGGGCTGCTGTAGTTCCAGCTCCATTATTTTCAGTTCCCGGTTCCTCTGTAGCAGAGGATTGCATAGGATTGATAATACCGTCAAGTATCGTTTGTACTTGGGTTATCTGTTCAGGAGAAATTACATTTGCCTGCTGTTCCACATGGTATGCAGCCAGATCATCTTGTAAAGTAGCTTGATACTCCTTCTCGTAGGAGTTCACAATCTGTGCCCACTCCTCATGGGTGAGCTGATTGGCTTTTGCTTTATCCCACAATTTCAACTTTTGCAGGACAGTTTGAAGTTTTTCTTTAAAATTCATGATGAATTGAGATTAAGTTATAAATAGTTGAGAGCACTTTTCTTTATTTTCTCCAATTCGGAATATCCATTACCGAGTTCTACCGCTTTGGCAATGACCTCAATAAAAGTCATGGATGCGTCAATAAGCCCTTTTTCGATAGCCTGCGGTGTACTGAATGTTTCGCCACGAAATACAGGATCGTCTTCGGGCAGGTTACTTAATTGTGGACGTTCCGCCAAAACGGCAGAAAGGAACTGCTCATTGAGCGGATCCAGGTCTTCTTTTATATACTGTTCAGGTTTGCCATTTAACAGGTCCTCACTTTTCTTGTTTTTCAGATCGGATTTTGAAGCACGAGCCACGATACGCTTAATACCCATTTTCTCGAACCAGCCATCGTAGTTGAAGGCTTCAAGCATAGTACCGATACAACCAATCGTATCGTTGGATGTAAGTGAAGCGATAAAAGAGGAGTGGCAAGTAATGTAATAGCAAGCAGAACAATTGTACTGTTCCACTAAAGTAACAATAGGCTTGTTTAACGAACGCATCGTTTCACTAAGCCGGTCAAGATACCAGGCTTCACCACCCGGAGAGTTAACATGCAGCAAATGGCATGTTATAGCAGGATTTGCTTCCGCTTCCAGCAAATCATATTCAAACTGTTTACTGGAAAAGTACCAACGACAATCCGCAGTAATAAATCCCCAAATACGATGATAAGCAATACTTCCTTCCGGCAGATCCTCAGAGGAAAAGTTATCAGTGATTGTTATACCTTGAAGTTCCGAACGGGCTACTATATTTTTCAAAAGAAGAGAGAGAGCTTTCTGTGATGTCTCTTTATAGGTAGGCGGATCATCATCGAAAAAGAAAGAGGTTGGCTGCTGGTCATCAGCAGTGACTAAAGGAAAAGCCTCCATCATGGCAGAAGCAAAACCTTCTGCCGTAATAAGAAGCTGATGAGGATTTAATGTAAGAAGCTGACGTAGATAAGTTCTGTTCATTGCATATCTTTTCAGCGAAGATAGGCAGCATTCAGAACAGGGTGAAGGACGCTATAGGAACGGGGATTTAAGCATTTTACACTCTATTTTCAGTGTCGCTGAATTTAAATTGGGAGAAATAGCTACGATAGCCGGTAGTTTGTTGTCTCCAATTTGGATATTTCGATGCCTTGTGTCTGTGAATTCAACAATAGCAAATCTTCCTGGCAAGAAGTCGGTTATCACATTCTCCGGCGGAAGGTCTATAGTGATATCTTTATTGCAATTAAAACAACGACCTGCAGCTGATGATTCCGATATTGGAGAAAAAGTAAACTCATCAGCTGTAAAATGGTAGATATCCTGACGCATTTTATTGACAGGACGTACTTTGATTTGGATAGAAAGTTCTCTCATAATAGATAATATATATTTGATATTCAACAAGTTCGCCACGCATTGGACGTTTTTACCGCCATTTTGAGACAAAAAGCATAGTTTGGTCGGTGATTTTTTTAGCTGCTTTTTAACTTCTTTTTATATTCCCGACGTTTTTTCCGCTTCCTTATATTATCCCTCCAGCGATAGAAGTTTTTAAGGAGTGCATCCTCCGTAATACTATCAATGCAATAAGAACACAAGAAATTATGGACGATATCAATATTATTCAGTTCATGCCCGTTCTGATCGTTTTCGTCCATCGCGGTATGGAGCTCTCGATTAAACATACGGCGTACCTCATTCTCTATGATCTTGACTGAACGGGGAGATAGATAGTTATATACCTGTGGATCCTTTCCAATTCGTCTATCAGGTAAAATCAGAGTCAAATTACCTTCATCAATAGGAGACTGGTTCTGATGCCTTCGCGCCATTAATGACCAAACAACATGGTATAAATCCGTATTGTCAGGAATACGGAAAGGTTCATTTGCGCCATTATTATATTTTCCACGCAAATATTCAGCAAGGTAAGGTGTGATTGTAATGCTTGTTGTAATCATGATTATTAACTCTGAAAATATTTTTGAAATCGTTTTTTATTTATTTCTGCTTCCAACCGTCCAACAGTCCAACACATATATTAAAGTTACTGATTTTTATTTAGTTACACAAATTTAATGACTATAAAATACCGTTGGATACCGTCCAACATGTCCAACAAACCGCATTTTTTACATTTTTTGTTGGATTTACCCTGTTGGATGGTTGAAAATCTCAAATCCAACATGTCCAACACCGTCCAACAAAACAACACCTCTGTAGTATATATATATGATTTAAAAAGAAAATATATACTACTATACAACTGCGAGTTACGTTTTGAAATATTTTTTCTTGTTGGACTGTTGGACTGTTGGACACTACTTTTGAAATATTTTCTTTTCAAAACTCTCTCTCTTTTGCTTTTCTTTTTATTCCAGGGGGTACGGGGGATTGAATGATAGGAAACAAGAGTATATCGATTAATATGAAGTGCGAAATTTGTCCGCAAATCAGAATGTAAAAAAGCAATTACTCCCGATGGGGTTGCCACCGGGAGTGAAATGGAAGATTGATTGAGAAAGTTAAAGTCAGGAAAAATAAGCCGGTAGTACCATGGCATCTGGATAACGATTGATGAACGAAAGCATATTCCGTTCACGTTTCTGTTCTCGGCACCTCTTATGATAGGCATGTTTTCTCCGGTAACGTTCCAGTAAATCGGCCAGCAAGTGCTCATAATCTTCAGCACCGACCGTATAGTAAATGCCACAGATGTTGAACACACCAGTGATGGCAACACCGTTTTTACGACGCTTGCCAAGAATGCGGATGGAGAAGTCTTGCAGGTCGATACCCATGGAGTGGAAATAGTCGTAAGGGTTGACCGTAGAGAAATTGATACCCGTTTCGTGGGCGGACGTTCCGAAGCTGTTGGTAGCAGCGGTGGAAACTTTTGCATTGTCAGACATAACAATAAGTTTTTAAAATGAAAGTATCCGTGCCTTTCCCGCTGTCTATCACATCTACCAAATGCTGTGGGCGCATTAACGCTCCACGCGGGGGTACACGGATACCATATATGGTACATAATATGTCCGGGCATAAAAAATGCCTGCACCGAAAATGCAAGCTCGCTGCCCGCATTTGATAGAATATGTATGATAGACATTGCAAACATAGTGATTATTTTTGGATTGTGCGGCATTTTACCCGGGGATTTTTATTCTTCGCTCACTTCTTCAGTTGAAAACGGTAGATTCAACTGGCGGTTGTTCGCCCTCCAGTCCTCGATGGTGAGCTTCATCACCTGATTCAACTCAGACTTAGCCTCATTCATCAACTTCTGTGCATCCTTGAAGCGGCGCTGGCACTCTTGGTACTCGGTCACTTTCTTCTCCATAACCTCCTGCTTTTGTTTGAGGAAGGTTTGCGGCTCGGTGAAGTGCTCGAACAATACTTTGTAGCACTCCGTCTGATAACGCAGGACGGACTCTCTGGCATTTTCGTTGACTTTGGATGTGTCGATGGAGAAGAGCCAGCCGAAGATGTACATGTAAGGAATGGCATACATCTCATACGTCTTTCCATCCTTTCCAGTTGCGTGTATGATACACGCAACTGAACTGAGTATTTCATTCCGTTCGATGCGTTGTTTTTGGCCGTTTGCATCAATGCCCAGTGCCTCGCATATCGGGCGGATGGGTACCAGTTGTTCGTCACTCGTAGATACTATATCTACATTGTTCACTCTTGCGATAATCTTTGTTTTCATAATCTGTTCGTTTTAAAAGTTGGCAATCTTTTGGTTCTTATTCTCCGGTGACCTCTTCCGTTTCCCCAGCCATTTCTTCTACGGAGAACATGGATTTGAAATTACTTATTCTCTCTTTCTTACGTAAATCAAGTAGCCTTCTTTCTTTTTGCTCCGCTTTCTTGAGTTCCTCTATCTCTTTCTGTATGGGATGATCGGCCAGGAACTGCTCCTTCTGGGATATTTGGGTTTGTATCCGGGCTATCTCTTTCAAGTTCTTTTCGTCTTCAGCATACGAGCCAAAAAGTATTTTGTCAATAGTAGAATAAACCCAAATCTCAAAATCAGGATTGAGCCAGGAAGCAAACTTGAGCGCCAATATCCGATGCATGAAGGTACCGCTCTTCTGATTAGAACGGTATAAATCAGACTGTGAAAAAACCTTTAAATAATCGGAATTCCGACTATTTAAACATGCATTAACAAATTGTTTGGTTGATTCGTTTTCCATAAAATGGGCGATGTTCTTACCGAACACTTTCGCCATTTGGGTTGCATTGACCATCACATTCTTGTCGTTGATTTCAAAACCAACTGTCTTTCCGTTGTATTCAAATTCTTTTGTTTCCATTGTTGTTTTTAGGTTTATAATAAAAATCAGAAATCAATGTCTTGCGGAGCATGGCTTGCATCGATAGGGTCATTATCAGAGTTCGGATTGGGTATTCTATCATCAGAACTGCGTTGCAAATCAATCCCATACAGTTCCTGGAATATTTCATAATTGATTGCAATACAACTTGAGTTAGTAAATCGTTTCTCAACCTTTCGGACCATATCGTTATTGAGCTTGACATCAATGCCTGTTTCGTTAGGCATATCTTCTTCAAATCCACCTCGTGGTACTTCTACCACTTCATACCAATTGAACCGCCGGGCATGTACTGAACCTATATAACTGGGATGTGAACGCAGGTTCTGCTCAATAGTGGATTGAGTGGATTCTTCCTGATTGTACGAGGACCTGGCATACTGTGTATATATTGTACTGACACGTAAGAATAAGACCCTGTTGCCTGTAGGGATAGGCATTTCCTTCTTTTCACCACCTGGCAATTTGATGGTTATGCGCTCCGGAGTATCAATAGCGAAGTCTCTACCTTCTTTGATTGCCTTCGTATCAATCATTACGTCCATTGCCTTAAAGAAAGTGGCCAGTTTATCTGTTTTAGATATCAATTCCACCTGGAACTTAATTTTGTTTTTAGCGATTTGAAAAAACTCATCGTATGTAAATGGGAGATTTAGACCTGTGTAATCCTGAATAAGCCTACAGGTTGCCAAGAATAATGAAGCAGTTTTCATAAGACGGTCTATCTCTCCGGCGTTAACCAGGGCTTCCTTCAGTTCATCGTAAGCCTTTTGTTTGAGTGCCCGGAAATGCTGCATCACCAGTGGTCGCAGCTGAAGAACTTCAAATAGTACATTTGAAAGACCGATTTTGGAAGGATCCTCTATATCCTTGAGCTTATTGAAAAGCTCGACTTCTTCCTGTGTACGATTTTTTGGTTTCGGCACTTCGCAAACAATGATACGGGACATCAGGGCATTGTCATCGCGCTGGGGTGTTTCCTGGCCGCAAATAATAACCGGTGCATATACCTTGTCGTTTTCAATTTCTTTCCCGGAAGTACCCTTTCTTTTTTGCCGGCCGTCACCGTCGTAAACAATGCCTTTCAACGCCTGGAACTTTGTATCTGATATATCTTTATTGTTATATTCATCAAGGACAACCGGGACATCCCGGAACGTGCTCATCAATGTGGACATGGCAGCATCGGTACCGATGTTCAGGTTGAAAATGGGCACCTTGGGCGAGATGAACAGTGAGCGTATCGATATCGCGATCTGCGTCTTTCCGGAAGACATCGGTCCCATGAAGAACGGTGCTGTAAACAAGCGGTCTATACAGTGTATATTACTTCTGAAAGCGCACATTATTGCAAAGAGAATAGCCCATTTTCCATTGTCGTTAATCTTGTACACGCAATTCATCAGTGAAGCCCATTCTTCAAAAGTACAGCGCTTGTCTGCAGGAATTTCTTTGTAAATGAGTTGTGAAATCAGTTCGTATTTGTCAGACTGCCGGCCGGAACCGGCATAAATGGTGGAGAATGCCGGCAAATAATAGTTTTTTGCGTTATGAGTGACAACTCCAAGTTCGTTGACCGGATCGAAACGCGGCGTACCATCAACAACATGAAATATACCGTTGGCAAAAGCAAAGAACTGCTGGTCTTCTTGACGGGAAAAACCGTCGGTCTGTTGGTTGCCATAAGTAGCAATTTCAGTACACATGACATAGTGACGACTCATATATTCACGTATTTTTGTCCAATGTTTTTCTTCACCATTGGTAAAGTTTACCGCATCGAGGTTAAGCAACTTTTCTTCAATGGTACTCTTCTTTGCGAGGGTTTTGGATTGAACCTCTATATACAACGGGGTCTTGTAATAGCGACGGTTTATCTTGAGTACCCGCTTGTTTTCCTCATCGTTGTCTGAATAGATGTGCAGCAAGGGAATCATGTAGAAATCGCCCACCATGGTATGGCCGGACTTCTCATTCTTGAAGAGGTAGCACACCGGCTCTCCCTGCTTGTTCAGTTTGGGATAATAGTTGCATTGCTTGAACATTTGCATGTATTCGGGATTGTCCTGGACATAGCGTGGCAGTTCGTCGGGGTCGTAGTTCTCGTCTTCGTAGTCGTCGTCGGTGCGTTGCGCGTTGATTGCCATGCGGGACTTCCGTTTGGCAAGGTATGGCTTCAGGATTTCAGTAAGTGCCTGCTTCGTTAGTCCGAGACAACCGTAGAAAAAGGCAAAGTTGATGATACGTACAGAATCATCGGCGTAGCTGATTACTTCCGCGCAACGCTCAACATAAGGCGAGCGTTCGCCATTGAAAGTTTTAAAGAACTCTTTGTGTAGATAAATATAGTATTTGGCAAAGTTCCAGCTTTCAATACTGTTTTCATTTTCTTCGGAATATTCATCATCCTCCTCATTTTCTTCGTCATTATCTGAAGGATGTTTTTCAACAGATACCGTTATCGCTGTTATCCCTGCCCGGTACATAGACACAAGGGCGGCCAAATAGTGGGACTCCTTGCCATCTTTAAAAATATTCAATCCGTCACATTCTGTAGTGAATAGTTGCCCGGACTGACGAAGCTGTATAATATCACTCTGCATGGGAACCTCATGTACATAAACAATAGGCGTATCCCCATAAAGAGTGATAAATTCTTGATAGTCCTGTGTTAAAATAATAGGTTCACTACCGGAACGTACATCCTTCAGTATTTCAAGTCCATAAATACCCGGACTCATCTGGCTCTTTTCTTTGACATTGGCGGTTCTTTTGCTTTGAAGGAGATTATTGATTACCCGACAAATGACTTCCGTATTCGTATCAAATTGTCTGGCCGCAGTTTCTATACATTTCAAGCGGAGAGTTTCAGAAGGTATAGCTGCCAATAACCTGCAAATCTGTTGTATAGCTTCCTCCTCTTTGTTAGGATCCTCTCCAGGATTGCTACCCCGCAGCAATGGTGCAAAATATCCTACGAAATTGATGGTATGGTTCATTAGCCATTGCCCGGTATCCGCTTTCAGTTGTTGTGCCAGATCATCCGGATCTGTACCCATCTGCAATGCAACAGCACTTACTTGAAAGCCGGCAGAAAGAAACGTTTCGCAATGTTTAAGTGAAGCTTTGATTCCTGCTACATCGGAATCGTACATAAGGGTAACCTTTTTTGTAAAACGGCATATAAGCTGAACCTGTTCCGGGGTTAGGGCAGTGCCGCCACCTGCAATGACGTTACATACCCCTGCCTTATGCATCGAAGTGACATCAAACTGTCCTTCTACTAAGTAAACATTGTCGTATCGGGCAATGGCAGATTTTGCTTGGTATAATCCAAAAAGATGTAATCCTTTTCTGAAGAGTGGGGTATCACCTGTATTAACATATTTGCCGGCTTTTTCTTGGGGTATCACATAACGCCCGGAATAGCCTATGATATTCCCTTTTAAATCGAAATACGGGAACATAACCCTGTCTCGAAAAACGTCATAGACGTATCCCTTATCCGTTTCTGCCAATATGCCAACCTCAATAAGCCTTTGTTTGGAAAAGCCAGCAGACAGAAGCTCGTCTTTAGCCTTATTATTCTGTGGGGCATAACCAATTTGGAAGTCTGCTATAACTTTATCGTCCAAGTTATATCCACGTGAATAAAGGTATGATTGGGCATCCGGCAAGTGTTTCTTAAAGAAAGTGGCAGCTGCTTTCATTGCAATACGTTGCGCTTCACGATCCTTTGCTTTAGCAACCTCATCATCCGACATAACCCGTTCTGGTAATGTTATCCCTGCCCGGTTGGCCAGCCATGTAAGAGCCTCATTGAAAGACATGCCCTCATGATCCTGGACAAACTGGATTACATCCCCGCCTTTTCCACAAACAAAACATTTATAAGTCTGTCGTGAAGGACTAACAGTCATAGACGGGTGCTTATCCGGATGGAACGGACATGTACCTATATAATTGATACCTCTTTTGTGCAGAGAAACGAATTGGCCAATGACATCTACAATTTCATTGGCATCCTTGATTCTTTGCTTTAATTGTTCATCAATCATTGTTTCCCTCCTCAAATATACATAATTGACGTGCCTCAAACGCTTCTTCCAATGTTATGCCAAAATATTTCGACAATGCAATGTATTCGGTCTGAGTTATATTCTTGCGGCCATGGAATAAGTCCCACCAACGCATTTGATTGATACCGACTTCGTGATAGAAAGTACGAGTCGGCATAAAGTTCTCCGGATGCCGGAACTTTATCCTTAGCATTTCCTGCACTATGTTCCGTTTGACCGTTTGGCCACAAACAATATGGTTACGGTGCATATATAGTTTTACAGCCAAAACAGACTTTCCCAGATGTTCAGCCATCTGTTCCAATGTCATCTTATTGACATTATCCCTTACGAAACCGTCTTCGTGAGGTTGCCATCTTCCATTGTTCATAGCTTTCTTTCCTCCATATTTGTGTATAATCATCATTAAATTCGTACTCCGGATGTGTGTTGATATAGCAGCAACAAAACTTGATGAAGAGCTCCTGCTGCTCTGGGATGATAGAGTTGGCAATATCATAATATCTGCCTGTCTTCAGTTTTTCAAGAGCATTATACACTCTTCTTTCAAAATCAAGAAAAGCATCAGTACCCAATTTGGTCAGAAACTCATCTATCCAATCAAGGTTCTCCATACGATATTTTATAAGGCTTTCCATCCGCTTATGATTGGGTTATCCTCTTCTGCTCCTCAAGGCTGCGAAGGGGAAGATCATACTTCCTTTTGCGAATAGAAGAATAGAAAGAAAAACATTGTCCGGCATCATTCCAACGAAATCGTCTCCAATAAATAATGATTTTTCGCTCTCCGGAAATAGTCACTTTTTTAGGTATTGGAACCCGGCCATATATTTTTTGTACAAAGCGTGAATGCTTCTTATGGTAGAATACCCTGTCTAATTTGTATGAGCATACGTGCATTGCCTGCTCAAAGTCTTTTGTATTATACATATCTTTTTTCTTAGTTTATTATTTCAAAAGTTACTTTTACCTTTTTACATCGATAACCTCTTTTATACCATTGTTTCCATGTGAAAGAGCTACCTATACACCATTTTCTAATACACTCGCTTCGGTAGTATTTCTGTGTATTCATCACAATTAAGCCATCCGGATATAGAATGACATACATAATGTCTTCACGCATATTAGTTTCTTGCTATTTTGTTATTAGTTATCTTCTACTGTAACAGATTCTATCTTTTCATGCTGGGAATTGCTGCCTTTCAACAAGTCATATTTTACTCTATCGGCAATCCGATCATTACTGATGGTATTCTTATCCTCGTAATCGTAGGATATGACAATAGTTATCTTCTTCTTTTTCATTTTTCTATTGTTATCCGCCAATTATTTTTCAAAAAACCTTTCAAAAACGTCGCAATTATACTGTCCCTTAGTCAATCTGATAATTTCGGAGATAGTGTATTTTTCTTTCCGGGATGCAAGCACATTTTTCACGAACATCTTTGTACCGGCAGCGCAAGCTCCGGTAATAACACGATACGCTTCAATGGCTTGCGCAAATGTCAGTTCACTTTCAAGTGTCAAGTTCTCATATTTGCTCTTGTCACGGTTGGATATCTTATATATCAAATCGTCCTTAGCCTCTTTCAGAGTGTCACCATGAGACCATTTGCCATATCCGTCCGTAATGAGAAATCTTTCTTCCGTTTCTCCAATTTGGCGAATTTTGTAAACCTTACTTTTGTGGGATATAACCTTAGAGAATATGCCATCCACTTTGATATATTCAAAATTGCGCCACTGGACGAAAGCGGGAACATTACGATTTATATTGCTTATATCAGTGATTCCTGTGCCTCTGATATAAATGTCTCCACCGACAGTTAACCCTTCTGGCAATTGGGTGATGCCTGTGCCTTCCAGGTCAAGATAGCCACCGACAGTTAACCCTTTTGGAAATTGTGTGATGCCTGTGCCTCTGAGGTCAAGATAGCCACCGACAGTTA